TCAGATGGTGAGAAAGGTGCTGAAATTGTATCAGCAGCAGCAGATAAAGAACAAGCACGTTTATCGTTTTCTATTGCTAAACAAATGGTCTTACAAGAGCCTGAGTTGATTAAACGCTCAAACACTTACAGGGATTCCATTACGTACGATAAGGTAGGTTCATACTACAAAGTAATTTCAGCAGATGCAGACACTAAGCACGGATTGAACTTGTCTTGTTGTTTGTTAGATGAAATTCATTCACACAAGAATCGTGACCTCTACGATGTGTTATTGACGAGTATGGGTGCTAGGAAAGAGCCTTTGATGTTAGGGATCACTACAGCAGGAGCAGGACACCAAAAAGACCACATTTGTAAAGAACTTTATGACTATGCCAAGAAGTTAATTAGTGGTGCTATTCAAGACGATTCGTTCCTAGGGGTTGTGTACGAGGCTGATAAGGATGATGACATCTTCGATGAACAGGTTTGGAGAAAGGCAAATCCAGGCTTTGGGACTATTATTACTGAGGAATATATGAAGCAACAAGCTGTAAAGGCTAAGAATGAACCATCCTATGAAAACACTTTTAGAAGGCTACATCTTAATCAATGGGTTGCAAATGAAACTAAGTGGATTTCTGATGAAAAATGGATGGATTGCTATAGCCATATAAATGAATCTAATTTTATGGGTAAAACCTGTTATGTGGGGTTAGATTTAGCATCCACACGAGATATTACCTGTCTAAGCCTATTATTTCCCGATAATGATAATGGGTACGATGTTTTCTTACACTCCTTCATACCTTCTGAAAACGCTCATAAAAGGTCTGAAAGGGATAAGGTTGATTACGTTAAATGGCAAAGAGAAGGTTGGGTTACATTTACAGAAGGTGATGTTTGTGACTACAATTACATAAAACAAAAGATTAGAGATTTATCAGAATTATACGATATTAGAATGATAGCTTATGATAGGTGGAACGCATCACAAATTGTTATTGACTTAACAGAAGAAGGTTGCCCTATGATACCTGTAGGTCAAGGCTACAGAACAATGTCACCTGCTACTAAAGAATTTGAAACCCTTGTATTGGGTGGTAATATTAGGCATAACGGTAATCCTGCATTAAGGTGGATGATGTCAAACGTAGTATTAGCCTTAGACCCTGCAGGAAACGTGAAGCCAAATAAGGCTAAATCAAATGACAAGATTGATGGTGTTGTAGCTTGTCTAATGGGCTTATCAGAGGCTATGCAAAATAAAAATGGAGGAAATTCAGGATATGATGACAAAGAGATATTCTTTATCTAAGAACGAAATAGTTGCACAGGAGCAAGGCATAATAAGAGATATATGTGCATCTGTACTAGGTAACAACAGGGATTTACACCTGTTAGATGACTTGGTGCAGGATATAAACGTAATTCTACTTACTCAATTAGAGGAAACGATACAATCTTTATACGAAACAAATCAATTACGCTATTTTGTAGCTCGTGTGGTAACGAATCAAGTCCTATCTACATCATCACCCTTCCATAAGACTTATCGCCTTAGAGACACCTTAAAATACGTTACAGAGGGTGATTATGATAATTTAGCAGATAAGATTTGGGAAAAAGTCGTAAAATCAGACAACAGAATGTTAAGGGAGATAGTTGTTTTAAGGTATGAATATTCGTTTAAAATCAGAGAAATAGCTTTAATTCAAGGCATATCAACTAGATACGTTCACAGGGTATTAGCGAATGCTTTGAAAGAATTAAGAAAAAACTACTGAAAAGTTGTTCACATTTTAGCACTTTTCACTATTTACACTTGTACAACTATTTAAGCAGCTTTGGGTATATTCAACTTTTTTACAGGTAAAAAATCCACCATCAAAGAAGAATCACGTTCTATCTTTGGTCAAACTATTCTTGGTGGTACATTTGGGTCATCAACTTCGGTGTCAAAAGAACAAGCGTTGCGAGTAGCAGCAGTTTGGTCTTGTGTTCGTGTGCTATCAGAAACTATAGCTTCCCTGCCCATCTCACTTTACGAGAAAGATAAAAACAACAATAAGATTAAATTAAATAATAACCCATTAAATAAATTAGTGGGTGAACAGCCATCAAGGATATATAATTCCTTTATGTTCTTTGAACGTGCCTTAATAGACCTAAGTTTTGATGGAAATTTCTGTGCTTACATAGAAAGAAATCAAGGTGGTTTACCAATAGGTATTCACCCATTACAATATAAAGATGTTGATGTTTTCGTTTCTCCTGATGGCAGGGAAGTTTATTACGAAGTTAAAGAAAGTGCTGATAGTGTTTACCCAATAAAAGGTAAGGTGCAAAGTATGAATATGATCCACGTTAAAGGTTTATCCTTTGATGGGATTACAGGTAAATCACCAATAGAGGCTGCTGCAGAAACATTAGGTATATCTATATCTTTAGATAAACACGCAGGTAATTGGTTTAAAAATGGCTCACAGCTAGGTGGTATTCTTAAACACCCTGCTACATTAAAACCTGATACAGCTAAACGATTAAGAGAATCGTGGAATAGCAACTATTCAGGTGTTGCAAATACAGGAAAAACAGCGATATTAGAAGAAGGTATGGATTGGATTGCTAGGACTGTTCCAAACAACCAAGCACAATTTATTGAGTCTAGGGAATATCAAATAAGCGACATTTGTCGCATTTTCAGAGTGCCTAACCATCTCGTAAACGACCTATCTTCTGCAACTTATAGTAATATCGAAGCACAGCAAATCGACTTTGTGGTGCATACTATCACACCTTGGATTAAGAGAATTGAAAGTGAATTAAACCAAAAATTAATTCCTAACAACAAAAGAGGTCAAGAATACTTTAAGTTTAACCTAAACGCTATTCTTAGGGGTGATTCAAAAAGTCGTGCAGATTACTACAGAACATTAGTAAATATTGGGGTGCTTTCTCCTGACGAGGTTCGTTCTTTAGAGGACTTAAATCCTATGGGTGATGAAAGTGCAAAGGTATATATGCAATCTAATATGATGCCTTTAGATAAATTAGGTGAAGATACTAAAAGAACAACGGTATGAAAGAAAATAAGGAAATAAGAATATATAACGGTAACTACGAAGTTCGTTTAGAAGAAGGTTCTGACGAAACTAAAGTACGTGGTTATGCAGCGTTATTCGATACAGATAGTAGGGATTTAGGATTCCGAGAAACAATATCTACAAGGGCTTTTGATGGTCGCTTAGAGGACAATGTAATTTTAACATTCAATCACGACCCTAACCTAATTTTAGATAGAAACATAGGTGGTACTTTAAACCTATCTGTAGATGAAAGAGGTTTGATTTATGAGGCTACTTTGCCAAACACAACAACAGGAAACGATGTTGCTGAGTTAATGCGTAGAGGCTTGTTATATGAATCTTCTTTTGCTTTCACAGTAGAAGATGATGATTGGTCAAAAGATGGTGATGTTACTAGACGAACTATTAATAAAATAGGTAGATTAGTAGATGTTTCCATAGTAGGTGTTGGTGCTTACGCTAACACAGATGTCGCACTTCGTTCTAAGCAAGAATTTGAGGAATCTACTTCCCCAAAGGCTAGTGAAGAAACGAAAGAAGAACCAACCGAGGTACGACAGGATAACGATGAGGAAACCCCTCAACAAGTTGGTTCGCAAATCAATTTATTAACTAACGAATTAAATCTAAAAAGAAGGATATGAAAAATTCCGTAGAATTAAGACAAGATAGAGCAGCGTTAATCGCAGAGGCGAATGTGATGCTTGAATCTTGCAAAACTGAATCTCGTGACTTTAACGAAACTGAGCAAGTTTCTTATGACGAGAAAATGTCAGCTATTGACAAATTAGCAAAGAACATTGAAACTGTTGAGCGACAAGAAAAATTGAACGCTGAAATTGCATCTAATGTAGGTTCTGCTCCTGTTCAAAAAACTTCTGATATTAAAGAAGTTCGTGACTATTCTGTTTTCAAAGCTGTTAACGGATTAATGAACAACAACCTTGATGGTGTTGAGAAAGAAATGCACGACCAAGCAGTAAACGAAGCTAGAGCAGCAGGTTTTTCTGTAAATGGTTTAGGTATTCCTGCATTTATGTTAGAGGCTCGTGCTGATGTAACACAAGGTACTTCTGCTATTGCTCCTACTAACGTATTAAGTTATGCAGAAGCAATGCGTGAAGCATCTGTATTCGGTAAAGTTGGTGCAAACATCTTAACAGGTTTGTCTGCTAACACTACTATTCCTGTTACAGGTACATCTACAGTTGCTTGGGGTACAGAAAACTCAGCAGCAGCAGATGGTGGTACTAACTTCGGGAAGGTTGAATTAACTCCAACTCGTGTAGCTGCTTATGTAGATATTTCTAAGCAATTATTATTACAAAATGGTGGTGCGGAAGGTGCTATTATGTCTGATTTAGGTCGTGCTGTAGCACAGTCAGTTGATGCAGCTATCTTTAGTAGAGCAGGTGTCACTAACGCTCCAACATCTATTGCACAGACAACAGGTTGTGGTACTTTTGATGAACAATCATCTTTCGCTGATGGTACTTCTGTTATGAAAGACATCGTTGATGCTGAAAAAACTTTAGGCGAAGCAGGTGGATTGAATGGTAACTTAGCTTATGTAGCATCTCCTGAATTACTTGCTCAAATCAAGCGTGGTGTTCAAGTTGCAAGTGTAAGTGCAGGTTTACAAGGGAATTTAGTTAACGGTTACCCTATTTACTTCACTAACGGTTGTGATTCTAATAGTGGTGTTGATGGTGACTTCTTCTTCGGAGATTTCTCTCGTTTATACATTGGAATGTTTGGTGGTGTTGATATTTTGGTTGACCCTTATACTCAGGCTGCCACAGGTCAAAACCGATTGGTTGTAAACAACTATATGGACTTCGGTGCTGCTAATGGTTCTGCTTTCGTTAAAGCTGTTTCTTTAACTGCATCTGCATAGTAGTACATAGATACTAATACTTAAAAGGGGGTTCTTCGGAACTCCCCTTTATTAACTTTAACTCTTTCAATATATACTTATGTATCTCGACCCTAACTATAACGTACAAGGCGATTTAGTTGTTAAAACAGACCCTTCAACAAAGGTTGTTAGTGTAGCTGAAATTAAGTCACACCTTCGTATTGATACTTCTGATGAAGATACTTTGTTAGGTGTATATATAGATGCTGCAACAGAAATGGCAGAACACTATTGTACAAGGCATTTTATTGAACACGAGTATAAGTTATATTTTAATTCGGTAGTATCACAGGCATCTTTAATATTCCCTGATTGTACCTTATTAACAGCAGGTGATGACAATCCTGTTAAATGGCTTGATTCAGAAGGGGAAACCCAAGAATCTACTGAGGCTTACATTGATGCTCACTCTAATCCTTCTATAGTTTATTTGAGTAGTGATTTTTCTACTCCTACATTAGAAACAAACGCAGCAAACACTTTTTGGTTTGAGTTTAAAACAGGTTTTGGTTCTGCTCAAAGTGATGTACCACAGGCTATACAACAAGCGATTAAGTTAATTGTAGCTGATATGTACTATTTTAGAGAGGATCGTAAGAGAAGGTTTCCAATGGCATCTGAAATATTACTACAACCTTATAAATGTTTCCATTAAGATATGGCTTTCATTGCAAAAATAAAAGCAGGGGAATTTAATCAAAGAATTACCTTTAAGGAGAAAACTTACACTCAGGATGGTTTTGGTGGTGTTACAAGCGTTGATTCAACGGTGGCAACAGTTTGGGCTAATAAGAATGTTAAGTCGCTTAGAGATGTTGAAGAAAAGTTTGAAGGAGATGAATTACAGGCTTATGGTAGATTCGTTTATACAATTAGGTATAGCAGCGAAACTAAGGCTATAAAAGCTGATTGGACTATCATAGAAACAAGCACAAGTGAAGAATACGAAATTTTAGGGTATGTAATAGACCCACGAAAAGAGTTTATTGAGATTTTTGTAAAACAAGATTTACCAACTGATTCACCTGTTTAGTTATGGCTAATAAAGGTAAAGCAACTAAGAAGAAAAACTTTCGCATCTCCGTTCAGGGAGTTGACGATGTTCGTGCTGACTTAAAGAAGTTAGGATATTCAGTTAGGCAATCTCGCACAAAAATAAATAAAGCACTAAGACCTGCAGCAAACAAACTTGTAAGAGCTGTACAGGCTGCTTATAAAAAAGAATTTAACACGTTTAACAGAAAACGTGATGGGTCAAGAAAACCAACTTGGACAACAATAGGTGTAATTACAGCTAGAAAATCAAAAAAGCCTGGTCTGTACGTTGGTCCAATTAAAAAGAGAACAACACCTATCAAGGTTAAGGGTGCTAATAGTTACAATTTAGCTGAAATGCAAATATTAGGTAACAAACAACAAGCACCACGAAAAGATGTATTTAAGGAAACAGGAAAACGAATGGAACAAACCATTTATTTACAGGCTGAAAAAGACTTAGATAAGATGATAAACAAACTAATTAAACAAGCAGGGTTTTAGATATGTTTGCAGTTATAGGTAAAAAAATATTTGACAAATTATGCGGAAGTTATGACTTTAACGTAGCTAATGATTCTACTTTTGGTTCTGAGTTAGTTTATAACGGAACATTTGAATCAGGTATAGGTAATTGGTGGACATCACCACAACCCCCAAGAGGTTATAGTTGGGACGAGTCAAACGAGAGAATGTTTGTTACTACACAAGGAACTTATCAAGGAGCAGCATACTGCGTAATTGATTTAGTAGCAGGTTCAACATACGCTGTTGAATACACTTATGATTCAGCATACGAAACAAGTGTAGATATAGGCTCTGAATACAATACAAACAACATATATGAAGGTGTGAAGAACGTAGCAGGTACGGGTACAGCAAACTTTTGCTTTACACCTGATGCATCGGGTTCTATGTTTTTAACTTTTAATAATTGGGCAACAACTTACGGAAGTGGGGGTTATCTTGAAAGCATAACTGTAAAAAAAATATCAGGACTTAAAGTTTCCCCTGTAATTATACCACAAGGAACAGCCTATCCTGCAACGACATTTGAAATAGCAAATGTAGATAATTTTATAACAAAGAGTAGTTCACTAGCATCGTGTGATGTGTCTTTACGAATCGCTTGTTTCGCAGACAACTACAATACAACATACAATCAATCTAAGGCAGTCGTAGAGGCTTTAGATTATTATTCGGTAACATATACCGAGGATGGTGTTTCTTATACAGCAAAGTTTAGGTTTGTAAGCCTAGATGATGATTACTATAAGTTACCCGAAAAGTTCTACAAAAACTTAATTTTTAATTGTCTAATAACTAAAAACTAAATAAAATGGCAGTAGTAAACGCAACAGCAGTAACTCTAAGCGTAGATGGAGGTTTGATTTCACATTGTACTTCCGCATCTTTAACAGTAAACATTGACCTTAGAGATAAAACATCGAAAGATTCAGGTGGATGGTCAGAATCACTTGGGGGATTGAAGTCTTGGGAATTAAGCGGTGACGCTTTCATCGACTTGACACCAACAGCTAAAGGGGCAGCCGATATGTTCGATAAACTTATCGCAGGAGCAGCAGTAGCTTGTATTTTCAGCGTAGATTCTGAAACTTATTCAGGTAATGCTTTTATAACAAGTATTAATATGGATGGTGGTGTAGAAGAAAACGCTACATATTCTATTTCTTTAACAGGTGATGGTGATATTGAAAGAGCATAATCGTCTAATTTAAATTAAAAAAAAGGTATGAATAAGGTAGAAATTGGTGGTAAAGAAAGACCTGTAAGGTTTTCGTATTTATGTATTAAGGATATTTGTAAAAAATGCAACTTAAAACTAAGTGAGTTAAATCAGTTAGGTACAGAAATTGACCACATAGGTATTATTGCGTTCTTTGGATTAAAGTATGGTTCTAAGAAAATTGGCGAAGCATTTGACTACAAAATTAGAGATGTAGAA